CATGATACAACCTTCGTAGTAGATGAAGGTAAGACAGGTCCCATCGGCACTGTTACTGGGGAGGACGAAGATGGAAAGCCTGTTAAATTTTCTTGCGATGATAGTGTGCATTACAGCATCGATACTAATACTGGTGTTCTTAGACTGGTAGATCCGTTTGATTACGAAACTACTAAATCTGACACAGTTCAGGTTTTCGTAACAGACGTAAATGGCAATGTTGATACAGCAACAGTAGTTATTAACGTTAAAAACGTAAACGAACCACCTGTGTTGCAAAAGAACGATTCTTTGACAGTTCCAGAAAATTGCAAATCTTGCATTGTAGGAATTATCACTGCAATCGATCCGGATGATGACCCTATCAAGTATACAGTCAAAGAACCTGGCTTTACAATTGATAGTAATGGCGTATTGAAGTTGACAGAACCACTTGATTACGAAAAGACTCCAACAGTTACAATCACTGTAATTGCAAAAGATCCATCAGGTGCTGCTGATACTGCACAATACACAATCAAAGTTACAGACATTAATGAGCCAGTACACACAAAGGACACAACTTGTTCTGTAAAGGAAAATTACACAGGAAATGTTTGTAAAATTCCTGCTACAGACGATGATGGAACAAAGCCAAAGTATATCGTAACTGACACTACAAACTATTCAATCGACTCGACTGGTCAGTTGGTAATTAAGAACCCAATTGACTACGAAAAGAAGACAAAAGATACTGTTCAAGTGATCGTTACAGATGGTGAATTCTACGATACTGCTACAGTAATTATCCGTGTACTTGATGAAGATGAAATTCCAGAAATTAAGACATGGGACGATGAAAAGCCAAAAGATACTGTAAAGACAAACGATCCTGACCACAAGTATGAATGGCAGATTTGTGAAGGTGATACATGTACGGGTGGAACCGAATACCCACACATTACAAAAGATACAACTATTAAAGTTTGTAATGCAAAGAAAACTAAGTGTGATTCGATTGTTGTTCTATTCAATGACGCACCTCCAGTAGTGACTTTGACAAATGCAAAGTCTACAGATGCTTTGATTGACTACATCACAATTGAAGAACAGAAAGACGATCAAATTTACGTAAACAAGAAAGACAATAAATTGACTGTAACAGTTAAAGACACTGTTCACAAGACCGAAAAGTCATTCCCAATCGACGTAAAACTTGATACTACTCACGTTTCTTCTAAGAATGTTGTTGAATACAAGTATTTGATCGATGAAAGTGTTGCAACTAAGACACCAATTGGTAATGGACTAGTTGAAATTAAAGAAGTTGTAAAAGATGGTGACAGAAAGATTACATTGACAAAAATTGTTAATGCAGAAACATTGGAACCAGTCGATACTACTCAAACAGTTTCTTACGTCATTAAACAAGATGGAAAAGAACTAACAGTGTCTTATTTGATTGATAATCTGTCTGGACAACGTTTAACAAATTATCAAATCACTTATGCAATTGACTCTTGCACAACTGTCAAGTATGAATTGAATGACGATAAGAAGATTGCAAAGAATAAAGAAGGCAATATTGCTTACACAGTCGAATATAAGTACACTGATGATTTTGGCAATAAAGCATCTTCATTCGTGAACATCATCTTTGATGACATTCCACCAAAGGTCGAAATTCTTGACCCAATCGGTAGTCAGTCTTACAATACAAACGCTATTCCAGTTAAGTGGACAGTAAATGGCGAAACTCAAGATACTTTGACATTACAAAGACTTGAAAAAGGTGTCAACTACGTCATTAGAAGATACGTTGATAAAGCTGGAAACGTTGCTGCAGATACTGTGATGGTTATAATGAGAGAAGCAAAGGATATTGCTATCGAAATTGTAAATCCTGTAACTGAAGTTAACCAAGACAAAGTTGATAGTTTCTATTCAGCTGGCAACAAGTACAACGATAAAAAGCCTTACACAATTACTACTTTGAAAGGTGACGATAAACCTGATCCAGTAGGCATTGGCTTTACAATCGATATTGCACTTCCTTCTGTATCTCCAACTGGTGGACTTGCATCTCTTGATGACATTGTCAAGAATGGCATAATTCCAGTCGATGACAAGGGTAATATCGTAGGTGCTTCAACTAAGGGCATTCCTGTAGATGAATACGTTGAACAGCATTGTACAGCTGAGTTCAAGGAAGATTACAAAAAGCATGGCTTGAATATTCCACTTTACGATGTCACTTACAAACTACATTTGTGGATTTACACTAACACAGCAAACTATGTAAATGACTTCGAAGTCGAATATACGTTGAACGATGAAGATGAAGTAACTAGCGCTGGTACTGTAACAATGGTTCTTGACTGGTTGACTGATAGAGATGGCAACGTTAAGGCTAAGAATAAACACGCTCTTGGTACTTCAGCTTACTTGACTAAACTGTTCTCAAAATCCGTGGCTAAGCATAGATGCGATTATAAAGAACAGAAAAAAGGCGATAAAACGGTCAAGAAAGAAGAAGATTTCACCACTTTTGGGTACAAGAGACCTAAAAAGTAGCTGATTTTAAAAAATACTCTCACGCTTTATAAATAATAAATAAATTGTGAGAGTATTATGAACTTTAATTTTATCAATCCGTTTTCTAGTTCTTTCTTAGCAAGAGAGCCTGAACAGTCATATATTCAGCAAATAAATGCTCAGCAAAATAGCATCGGTAGAGATGAAGATGCTATTAACTGGGCTTCGTTGATGCCTGGAAAAGTCAATGGGTTCTACGATCCAACAAACCCATGTGACAGCAATGGCATTCTTTTCGATGCTGTATTTTCTACGAAAGTACAGCGTGTTTCGTTTTATCGTTCAATGGCTCTTTACCCATTGGTAAGAAAAGCACTGATGACGATGACAGACGAAGTTATTTCGGAAGATGTTCATGGTAATTTGCTAAAATTTGGTATCAAAGACGCATATAGCGATAAGTTCACAAATACTGAACTTGGAACATTGCAAGATGAATTCAATTACGTTGTTAACTGTGTTATTAAGCGTGATGATTTGTGGCAATTGTTCTACAGTTGGTTGAGAGATGGTGAACAATTCTGGGAACTCTGTCCTAACGATAAAGGTGATGCATTGTTAGGCATCAAGGTTCTTCCTTCATTCTGTACACTAGTCATTTACGATGAAGGTTTGCCAATGGGCTACTTGCAAGATCCAAAAATGATCGATGTTCAAACAAAAGATCAGCCAAAGACATTTACTCTTGACCAAGTTGCTTATGCAAGCTATGGTGACTGGGCAACTAATAGAAATGACATTCGTGGTATTCTTGAACCTGCAATTCGTCCTTTGAACCAATTGAGAGCTATCGAAGATGCACTTACTGTGTATCGTATTACACGTGCACCTGAAAAGAGAATTTTCAAAATTTACACAGGTAGTTTGCCACCTTCCAGAGTACCAAGCTACATGCACGAAATTAAGGGTCAATATAGAAAGACACTTTCTCTAGACCCAGCAACTGGTTCTATTAACGCTGCAAAGAATGTTCAAGCATTGACCGAAGATATTTGGCTAAGCCAAGGTGATGAAGGTCACGGTTCTACTGTAGAACCATTTAAGGCTTCTACAGAATTCAATGGTCAAATTGAAGACTTGAAGATGTTCCAGCAAGCAGTTATGGATGCTCTTCAATTCCCAAATCACAGATGGCAAAATGGTGAAAATGCTGCTCAGTATTCTCAAGCAGTTGAAACTGATTTGCAGGAAATTGAATTCCAGAAACAATGTAGACGTTTGGGTAATAAGTTCGTTCGTGGACTAATTCTTCACACATTCATGGAACACATCAGACTTCGTGGTCTAAATCCAAAGTTCTTGAACAAGGACATCTACAACATTCAGTTTAACTATGCAACTGATTTCGAAAAAATCAGAACATTGGGCATGACTGGTAAAATGTTGGAACAAGCTCAGAATGCTAAGGAAATGCTTCCTACACTAGCAAATTCTAAAGCAACTGCTGAAGAAGGTGGTCCATTGTTCTCAAAGTACTTCTTCATGCACAAGATGCTTGGCATGACTGATGAAGAAATTCTTATGAATGAACAAATGCTTAAGAAAGAAAAGCAAGATATTCTTGATGCTGCTAAGAAAGAAGCAGATGAAGGTGGTGGCATAGACACTTCCACAGAAGATTTTGCATTCTAACATAAGCAAAATTTAACTTTAAAAACATGACTTTATCGAGTCATGTTTTTTATTATATTAGTTCTATACGAAAAGGATTTGTATAATGGCAAAATATCTCGAAAAACAGCATCTACGTGACTTAATCGTAGAATATAATTTGACAAACCTAGAAGACGATGGCTCATGGTTAGATGACTATCTAAAGCGTGAAACTACAAAGTACACCAAAGGCAAGATGTCAAAAGAAGAATATGACGCCAAGGTCAGTTTTGTAAATCAGCGCAAAATTGACACAAAAGCTAAGTTTGAAAAGTACGCTGCAATGGATGAAACTGAAAAACGTAAATATAATGCTCGTTTTGAAAAGATCCGTGGTGAATTGTGGATAATGTTCGAAAAGATTGCGCGTGGCCGTATGGCTAAAATGGGTCTGCATGTTCAATATGCGGACCATTTGAACGATATAGCTATCGACACAGTTCTTTCGATGTTCAACTATATGAACAGATACGATTCAGCTCGTGATACTTCAGCATTCGCATACATGACACAGCAAGCATATTTTAGCATTGTTGCTGCTTTGAATGAAATTAACTTTAGAAACACAACATTCATCTCTGGCCTCGACTTCTTTGAGAATATAAATACTATAGACAATCCGGTCGCTGCTTACACAGCAACTCAAAAATACATCAAGGCGTTAGAGTGATTTTCGAACAGTATTTACAGATAGAGCAAACTAAGGCAGAACGTTCTGCTAAAACTATGATTCTTGAAACAGGAGCTAAAAATGAGAGTATTGACACTCTCATTGACTCTTGTGATGAAAACACGTTAACTGCTAGAGTGATTAACGGTGAAGTTTTCTGCATTTATCATAAGCGTT